TTAGAAAATTCAGTACACCAAAATTAGGTGGTATTTCAGTTGATACTGCATCTGGACAAATTGGTATGTTTGTTAATGGAGTTGAATTAACAAACTATAAATCTAGTGATTTAGTATATTATGGTCAAATTGATGAGATTGAAATTGCATCATCAGGTGATTCTAACTATGATGTAATTAATCCACCAGCATTACATATTGAGGATGGTGTTGGAGCAGGAACTACTAATGTTGGAGTTGGTGCTACTGGTGTTTGTAATATTAATGGGTCTCTAAAGAGAATTGATGTACTTGAGACTGGTTTTGACTATACAATAATACCAAAAGTAACTATTACTGGTGGAGAGGGTACAGGTGCTGAAGCTAAGTGTAATGTATCTAATATTACTCATAAAGTTACCTTTAATGCGGGGGCAGAGTATGTTGATGTAGATATTGTTAATAATACAATTGGTTTTTCTACATTCCATAAATTAAGACCTCAAGAGAAGGTTGTATACAAGTCTGACGATCAAACAGTATTGGGTGGATTGGTTAATCAGTCAATTTATTTTGCTAGTCTTGTTGATGAAAAATCAATTAAACTTCATAGTACTTTAGATGATGCTATTAGTGGAATTAACACTGTAGGATTAAGTACATATGGAAATGGTCTACAGACCATAGAAGCATTTGAAAAGAAAAAGGTAATATCTTCTATTGAAGTTGTTAATGCTGGTTATGACTATAGGAATAAAACTCTATATTTTAATCCATCTGAGGTAGATATATTTGACAATAAACTCAATATTAAGGGACATAACCTTAAGAATAGAGAAGTTGTACAATTTATTAATGAAGGTGGTGCATTCCCTGTTGGAGTTGCTTCAACTACCCAATATTATGTAAGTGTAATAGATCCAAATAGTATTAGACTTTCTGAACGAATAATAGTTGGTGCTGGTGATAGTATTTCTGAAGATTATTATTATATTAACAATAGATATATCGATTTTCCTGATATTGGAACAGGAATTCATAAGTTAGTATATACTCCAATTGAAGTAAAGATTGAAGGTCCAATTGGTGTTGGAACATTTGCTGGACAAGACTTTAGAGCAAAAATTAACCCCGTATTTACTGGAGATATTGAATCTATCTCATTAAGTGCTCATGGTAGCAATTATGGTGATAATGAAATCCTTAATTATAACAGACAACCAGTAATTACTCTTATAAACGGTGAAAATGCACAAGTAAGTCCACTTGTATCATCTGAAGGTAAAATTATTGACATTATTATCAATAATCAAGGTTCTGGATACAATTCACCACCAGTTATTTTAATTGAAGGTACTGGTAATGGTGCAATCTTAAATCCAATTATTGTTGAGGGTAAACTTACTGATGTAAAGATCATTAATAGTGGATTTGGTTATAAAAACACTAATACCTTCCTAACAGTTGAATCAACTGGTAGTGGTGCTAAATTTAATGCAAAAATTAAATCTTGGACTATTAACTTAGTACAGAAGTTAATGTTGACAGGTGAAGTACCTCAAGATGATGGTGTATTGACACTTGCATTAGACTCTAGTAATGAAATTGAATATACCCATGCATTTGCTCCTAGAGAACTTAGAAGAAAGGTTTTATCAACTTCAATTGACGTTGATGGAAGCACAATCTATAGAGCAGATATAGCAAATGAAACTAATACAAACAAATATCATTCACCTATCGTAGGATGGGCATTTGATGGATTCCCAATTTATGGACCTTATGGATATGCAGATCGTGAAGGTGGTTCTGTTAAGAGAATCGAAACTAGTTACGAATTAAGAGTTGATGTATCTGGTATCAGACCACCAAGTTATGGATCTGGTATGTTTATTGAAGATTACAAATATGTTGGTAAAGGAGACTTGGATGAGTTCAATGGACGCTTCTGTAAGACTCCTGAATTCCCTAATGGTACATATGCATACTTTTTAACAATAGACGCTTCTGCAGAGGTTGCAGGACCATTTGCGGGTTATCTAAAACCAGTATTCCCATATGTTATTGGTCCTCAGTATAAAGGAGAACCTCAGACTTTTAACTTTAGTCAATTCTCTACTTTAAATTTTGTTGATCTTAATGATGGTAATTATACCCGTTATACCAGTCCATATGGTATTAGAGGTAAAAACTCTAGGTATAAAGGATTTATTCAACCTAATGTATTCAGTGAAGGATTTACTGAAGTTGTAGCAGTCTCTCCAGGATCAGTTGATACACTCAATATTATTGCACCAGGTGATAAGTATAATATTTCTGATAATATCTTCTTTAATAATGAAGGTACGGAAGGTGGTGGTGCATATGCACGTATATCACAAATATCAGGGCCAACAGTAACTAATATTACATATAATACTAAAAAATTAAGTAATATTCAATTTAGTCCAACTTTAGGTAAAGGTAAATTTGTTGGGTTTGGAACAACTTCTCATACCTTTAATTCTGGTGATTTAATAGATTTGCAGAATTTAAATCTACTATCTACAGAATTATCGCAAACTTATACTATTGGTATTACTACTAATACACTTGTTTTAAGGGGTAATGTTGGTACTGCTAATTCCACAGGTATTACAACATACTTTAATGTAGATGGTGATTTAACTTTCCCAACTACTGTTGTAAATGACTTCTATAGTATTAATTCTGAGATTATTCAAATACTGAATATTGATAGTGTTAATAAGAGAATTAGGGTACAAAGAGATATTGCGGGTGTTGCAACAGCATTTGCTCATCAGAGTGGTGATATATTAACTGAAAATCCAAGCAGATTTTCTATTAATACTGGATTCCAAACTACAACCCAATATCAATTAGATAGAACTCTTTATTTTGAACCTGAAGAGGTAACTGGACTTATAAGTGAAAACTTAGTTCTTTATTCAGATCCTGTATCTGCAACTCTTACTGGAAGTACTTGGGCCGCTGCAACTGCTGGTAATGGAATAGGAACAGTAACATACTATCATTCTAAGACTCCAGATGGTAATATTTCTGCTGCTAAGGTTGGAATTGCTACAACAACATCTGCTACTGATACCGTAGTATTGCAAAATGGTACATTTACACTTTCAGGTAATGTTCATACATTCTCTGCATTCTTAAAGGGTGATCAAGGTGGAGAAGAAGTTTGGATGATTTTGCAGGATACTGCGGTCAATGTTTACTATCATCAAAAAGTAACTCTTACTACACAATGGCAAAGATTTAAACTTACTACTCTTACTAATGCTAACCCTCATAGGGTACAGTTTGGTGCTAATGGTGTTGCTGTAGGGTCAGGAACTACTATTAGAGCAACTTTAAATGCTAGACCTACATTCTATGTTGCAGGTGTACAGGTAGAGAAAAGTGAGTTTATGACTCCCTATGCTTCAACCTATGACACTCAAGTTTTGTCTAGTGCTAAAACCGTAGGTAAAACTTTCTTACAAAATCCAGGTGCGGGTATTGATAAGATTAGTCCAATAAAAGATGCCTTTTATATTCCTGGACATGGATTAAGAACTGGTGAGAAGATTATCTATCATGTTGGTGCTGGAAGTAGTGGTCCAAATGTAAGTGTTGGATCAACTAGTTACTGGTTAACTGATAATACAACGTTATATGCAGCTGTTCATGATGAGAACTTTATTGGCATCTCAACCAATCAAATTGGTATAGGTACTACAGGTACTTTTGTAGGTGTTGGAACTACTGCATCTATAGGTCTGTTAACTATTGAATCTCCAGGAAGTGGAAGAGTACATAGTTTTAAGACTTTTTATAAGAATATCATTACTGCAGATATTCTTAAGAAAACTGCTACTGTTAGTACTGGTAGTTCTCATTATCTAAGTGATGGTGATTATATAGATTTAAAGGTTACTGCTGGAATACAAACAACTGTTACTATTAAGTATGATGATGGTAATAGAAGAATGTTGGTTAATCCAAGAGGATTCCTTGAAGCTGATGTTGACGAAGAAAATAATAGGTTTACTATTGTAAATCATGGATGGAAGACGGGTGATAAGATTCTTCATAACTCATCTACTCCTACTGGAGGAATTAATAACTCACAATTGTATTATGTCATTGTTATTGATGAAGATACAGTTAAGTTGTCTAACAATTATTATAACCAGATAACTTCTGAGGAAGGGGTTCAGATTGTTGGTATAACTTCAGCATCTTTTGGTACATTTAGTCCAATTAATCCAGAAATTGAAGCATACCGAAATAATACTATTGTCTTTGACTTATCAGATTCTTCACTATCAAATAGCGGAACACCTGCTTTTGATTTTAATATTTTTAGAGATTCTGCATTTAGTGATTTATATTTTACGTCTGAAGCAAATGCTGGTATATCAACTATTGTTTTAGACTTCCATGTACAAAAGAGTGGAGTAATTGGTCAACAGAATGCAAATTTAACACTAATTATTGATAAGAGTACGCCAAATAATCTATATTATAATTTAGATCCAATTCTTAGTTCTGGTGCTGCTGCATCTAAGACTGAGATGCTTAGTGATACCTTCCAGATTAGTAACCCAAACAGATTATCTATAGTTAATAGTAGATATGATGCAAAGACAACTGTTAGTGGTTTAACTACTAATACCTTCAATTATACTTTATATGATACTCCAGAGAAACCCTCTTACAGTACAGGTGAAGCAATTGTTCTCTATCAGACAACATCTACTAGTGCTACTGGACCTGTTGGTACGGTTGCATTAGATTCTAATGGTACTGGATATAAGAGTCTTCCATATGTCTCTAAAGTTGTTAGTGCTGCAGGAACAGGAGCACTATTCCTTCCAAGAAGTACAAGTATTGGTAAACTTAATGAAGTAGTATTAACTGATATTGGATTTGATTACCCTGCAGATAATACTTTAAGACCTGCTGCATCACTTCCAGCAACATATAAGATTGAACCACTATCTAAGTTTAAAAATGTTAAACTTAAAGATCCTGGCGTTAATTACTTCTTAACACCTGATATAGTTGTTGTTGACGGATTTACTGGTCGTGTTAACACTGAAGCATTCTTAAGATATGATGTTGGTGATACTGAAATAGAAATTGTTAGAAATACAACTGGTTTGTATAATGTTACTCCAGTTTTGATGCCAACCAACAATCCAAATGGTACAAGGATTGATAGTATTACTTTTGATAATAATAATGATGTTACTGTTGCATTTGCTGTAACATTCTCATCTGCAGAGGCTTATCCATATAAAGTTGGTGGTAGAGTATTAGTTGAGAATACTAATACCCTTAATGGAGTTGGTAGAGGATATAACTCTGCTGCATATGAATATAAATTATTCACTATTACAGAAGCAGACGCTAATATTGGTGGAGACTTCCCAACAATTAAGTATAGTTTAAATGGTTTATTAAATCCTGGTGAACAACCTGGTGATTTTGATAGTTTTGAATCATTTGGAACAGTAACTCCTGAATCATACTTCCCCACATTTGAAATATTCCTTGAGAAGGATTCATTTGCTAAAGGTGAGTTTATTACCAATCAAATTGATAATAGTGGTGTAGTTCAGGAATATGATAATAGAAATGAGTTCCTTAAGGTAAGATCTCAAGATCAATTTAATAAGGGTGATGTTATTATTGGTCAATCTACTCAAAACCAAGGATTAATATCTTCTGTTGATGGAGTTAAAGGTACATATTCAATCAACTCTAATAGTGTTACTAAGAAGGGATTCTTAAAAGACACTGGTAAGTTGAATAGATTCTTCCAAAGAATGCATGATAATGACTATTATCAGTACTTCTCATATGCAGTAAGATCTCCTATATCTTTTGAAAAATGGAATGCTTATGTAAGTAATCTTAACCATACTACTGGATATAAGAAGTTTGGTGAGTTACTAGCAGATTCATATGATCCATCTATTGTTGGAATGGGTACAGGACAAGATTTAAATGCATTTATTGCAGTATCTGACCTAACAAGTGTTGTTGACCTTAACATGATTAAGGATTTTGATACTGCAAGGGAAAAGGCAATTACTGTAAACAGTAAATTGGTATCTAATGAGATTCTTTTTGGTTTACCATTCTTAGCAAAGTATCAAGAATTTATCGGTAATAGGGTTCTTCCTATTGATGATTTTAGTGTTGATTTTAATAGTACTAAGAGAGACTTTGGTTTATTCTGTGCTGGTGATCCAATTTTTGAGCAGAGATTTGATGGTAGTGATGATGCTATTGTAGATGTTAACGAACAGTCAATTAATCTTCAAAACCATTACTTTGTATCTGGTGAACAAATTGAATATATTCCACCTGGAAATGACTTTGCTAATGCACTTGTAATTGATTCAACAGACTTTGGTCCAGGAATTGGAACCACTACAAAACTTCCAGGATCATTCCATGTAATTAAACTTGATAATCAGAAGATACAGGTTGCAATATCTGCTACTGATTCACTTAGGTTTAATCCTGTATATGTTGGTATCAATAGTGTTGGTATTGGAACCACACACATCTTTAGAGGAAAAGATCCAAATAATAGATTACTTTTAACTGTTAATGGTACTATTCAATCACCTGTAGTATCTACTGCTAATACTTTTGCTGTTGGTTCATCTGCTGTTGGTGTTGGAACTACGGTATTTGGTATAACTGGTATTTCATCAATCTTTAGTGGTGATTTAGTTAAAGTTAACCAAGAAACCATGTTGGTTGCTGGTGTTGATAAAACTAATAACTTACTGACTGTAAGAAGAGCATGGATGGGTTCTACTGCAGCATCTCATGCTGGATTATCGACAGTTACTAAATTAGTCGGTAATTATAATATTGTAGAGAATGATATTCACTTCTCTGAGGCAATGTGGGGTAATCAACCTGTTGGATATGGTACAACTGCTCCAAGTAGTAATGAGATTGATTATACTGGACTTACAACTAGTAGCAGATTTAGTGGAAGAGTATTCTTAAGATCTGCAATTAATGAAGCATTTACAACTAGTTTTGTTAAGGCATATGATAATAACTTCGTCTTTGATGATCTATCAAGTAAATTTAATGGAATAACAACTTCCTTTATATTGCAACATAAAGGTGATGATATTGATACTATTACTGCAGGTAATGCAATTGTTCTTATAAATGACATCTTCCAAGGTCCACAGAGACTTGGTAATGAAGTAACTACTATATCAGGTGACTATAAGATTGAACAGCATAATGGCAATACACAGACTCTTCTAGGGTTCAATGGTAAGGTATCTGATTATAGTTCTAATAAAGATATCAATGTTAATGATATCCCAAGAGGTGGAATTATTGTTAGTGTTGGATCAACAGACGGATATGGATTCCAACCATTAGTTGCTGCAGGTGGTACTGCTGTTGTATCAAGTGCTGGTACTATTACCGCAGTTGCTATTGGTCTGACTGGATCTGGATATAGATCTGGATTACAAACAGTTGGGGTTGCAGTTCAAACTAAGAGTTTAGGAATAGCAAGTATTACTTACGTTGGTAATGCAATTGTAACTGATGGACATGTTACTGATGTAATTGTTGATAAGGTTGCAAGGTTCTATAAACCAAGAAATATCATTAATGTTGGTTATAGTTCAATTACTGGTATTACAACTGTACAAACAACCCAAAAGCATGGATTAGATCTTGGTGATGAGGTTACTATTGTTGGTGCAGCATTTACTTGTGATTACTATCAACCTGTTGATCTTACTAATGCAGTATACAATAATACCACTGGTATTATGACTGTATCTGTTGCAACGACTTCTATAGCAGTCAGCAACTTTGTTTATACAAATACTACTGGTATTGGAACTATTACTACCGCAACTCCTCATGGACTTGTGAAGCAAACTGCTGTTGGTAGGACATTTGCACTATCAGGTATTGGAATGACTTGTGTTGGTTATGGTCAAACATTTGCAATACATAGTGCTCAATATGATCAAACAACAGGTCTTGCTACCTTCTTTACTGCAGGTAATCATGGTTTAACTGCCACTGAAGATGTTAAACTAAGAGAATTAAACTTTACATGTCCTGTTGGTGGTGCTGAAGGATATGGTCAACAGTTTGGTATTAATGGATTTGCATATGATAATTTAACTGGTTTATGTACAGTAACTACTGCAACATCTATTAGTGGTGTTATCGGTGTTGGTAGTGAAGTTAGATTGGATAATATTGGTCTTAACTGTGCTTATGGTAACTCATTATATCCAGATGGTAGTCAAGGATATACATTTAATGTACTTACTGTTCCAACATCAAATCAATTTACATTTAATGCTGGTGTTTCAACTCTTCCACATACTTATGTTTCTGGTGGTACAGTTAATGCTGGTATTACTACATCTGTCTTCCCAGATGGATCACAAGGATATTCCTTCAAAACAATTGGTGTAGCAGCAACATCCTTTACTGCTAATGTTGGTATATCAAGTATAAGACACACTTGGAATAATGGTGGTGTTGTACAAGTTGGTATTACAACCGATATCTTCCCAGGAGATGCTCAGAACTCTCCAACTGGTGATACCTTTGAACTTATATCTGCACCAGATGCAAATACCTTGGTCTTTAATGCAGGAATATCTACTATTCCATCAAGTTATGTAAGTGGTGGTGAAGTAGTTCTTGGTCATAAACTTAAAGTTGGTACTGATATAGCATTAACTGGATTGGGAATGACTTGTGGAATGAGTACTGAAGTTCATACCTATCCTAGAAATAGAGACACTATTACAGACACTTCAGTTGATATTATTGCTGATGGAACACTGCATACAGTAAGTAATGCAGCATATATCCCAACAACAGGTATTTTAACTCTTACTATTAATGCTCATGGATTCCATGTTGGTGATAAGGTTAAACTTGCTGAAAACTCATTAACGTTTACATGTGCTAAAGATAATCATGCTTCAACACACTCTTATCCTAGAAAGAATGACCCAATTTATGGTCAGTGGGTAGGAATTGCTAATACAACTGTTAATACCCTTAAGATACAGGTACTAGAAACTGTTCCATCTACTAATGTAGATGCACATACATTTGTATCCGCAACTAATCAGGGTCTTACTCATAATAACGGAACAATTACTCTAGATGTTGGTCCTTCTGGTCCTAAGCATCAGTTTACTCATACATTTGACGGTACAGACACATTTACACCTACTGCAGCGGCATATAACCCCTCTACAGGTTATATGACGCTTACCATTGCTAATCATCCATTCAGAAATGGTGATTTTGTTGGAATTGCTCAAAGTGCATTAACCTTTACTTGTACTGCTGGTAGTGGTAATCATGCTTACCCAAGAGCAACTGATCCAATCTATGATAAGTGGATTGCAGCATCTAATATCACTACAGATACTTTTGATGTTCAAGTCTTAGATACTATTCCATCTACAAACGTTGGTGTTCATACTTTTGTATCTGCTACAACTGGTGGAATTAGTAGATCTGTTGTTCATACTGGTGGTACTTATAATCATCTATTTGTAAGTGCTGAAGGTGATTCAATTAGTGTTGGTGGAACAAATACTAAGTACACTCCAACTTATGTACAGTACTCTAGTGGTAATGGTCTTTTAGTATTAACAGTTCCAGGACACAACTTATCTGGTGCAGCAACTACTACTGCAACAGGTGCAACATATGATGGTAATGTTGGTATTCTTACTTGCACAGTCTCTGGTGGACATAATATAACCAGTGGACAATGGATTAAATTTGCTGACGAATCATTAACCTTTAAGTGTGCTTTGGATAGTTATGGTTCAGAACACAAATATCCAAGACCACATGATCCAGCAGGAACTAATTGGTTACAAGCAAATGTAACTTCATCAACAACTTTTGAAGTTCAAGTATTAGAATCTGTTCCTTCTACAAATACTTCAATTCATACATTCTTTGCTGCTACTGCAAATGGTATTCAGATAGCACAAAGTACGATTGGAATTGCAACAGAATCTATCAAGATGTCTTGTGATATGGACAATCATGGTAGTGTTCATGCATATCCACGTAGAACTGATCCAATTTATAGAAAAACTATTGGTGTTGCATTAACATCTACTGATTTGATTATGGTTGATGTTGGTATATCAACTACAATTCCTTACGGAGTATCTACTGCAACTTATGATGCTGCAACAGGTAATTTGGTATTAGGTATAGGTACACATAGTCTCAGTAAAGGAACTAGTGTTAAAATTGCTACTGGATCTTTAGTATTCACATGTTCTCAAGATAGTAATGCTACTAAGCATCGTTATCCAAGAGCTGGTGATCCAATCTATTCAGGAACTAAGGTATCAAGAATTAATTCTAATACAGAGTTTGAAATCAATGTTGGTGTTGCTAATGTTCCAACATATTATAAGTCTGGTGGATACCTTGAAGAGATTATTCTTGCACCTAGAGCAGTTAATAGCATGCCATCTAGTCAGGATGTTGCATTTGATGGAACTGCAGTAACTAATATTCTTGATGAGTATACCTTTGAATGTGATTCTGGTAGTTCTCCTTATCTCCATTCTTATAAGAGAGCAGGTGAAGTTACACAATCAATCGATGTTAGATTTGATTCTCCTCTTGGTTATGAGGATGTTCCACTAATTTACTCTGATGATAATACAATAACTGGACTAGGAACTGGTGCATCTGTTGATATTGAAGTCAGTAATGTAACTGGTGTTGCTAATTTTGAAGTTAATAGATTTGGATATGCATATGGTTCAGGTGACATCTTAACTGTTGCTATTGGTGGTACGGTTGGTATTCCAACATTTGCTACTAATACAACAAACTCAGTTAACCCAGTAGTCTCTGGTGGTCGTTATCCACATACATTTGTTGGTGCTGCAAATAGTGCTGTTATAAGTGGTGGTGCATATGATCATACATTCGTAACTGCAACTTCTAACGCTGTTAAAGTAACAGGTGCTGCTGCATTTACTCCAACTGATGCAACTTATAATGCAAATACTGGTGATATGGTTCTAACCATTGCAGGTCACCCATATACAACTAGTCAAACAGTTGGTATTGATACTGGTGGAATTGTATTCAACTGTATGATGGATGGTCAAGCAACTCAACATGCTTATCCAAGATCTGGTGATCCTATTCTTGGTTATGGTGTAACTGCAATTACTGCAAAAGATACTAATACAATTACTATCAATGTTGGTACATCTGCTACTGTTGGTCATAGTGTTGATAACGCTACGTATACTCCTGAAACTGGTGAAATGGTACTTACGATCCCTAATCATGGATTGAAGGGTTCTGAGGACTATACAGTGACTCATGCATTGTATAATGCTGGTACTGGTGGTATGACATTAACATTATCAGGCATTACAACATTAAATGCACTCCAGACTGGTGACAGAGTTAGATTTAATGATAATTCTATAAGCTTTACATGTGCAATGGATGGTAATTCAACTACCCATTCTTATCCAAGAGCAACTGATCCTAGCAGCAATAAGTGGTTACCTGTTGTTGGTGTAGTAACAAGTAATATTGAGGTTATGGTTGGTGCATCTGGCACTGTTTACTATACACCTGTTGGTGCTGAATATAATTCAACCACTGGATATATGACTCTTGCAATTGGAGAGCATGATCTTATAGGACCAAGTAATTACACAGTAACTAATGCCATATATGATCCAATGGCAGGTATAATGACATGTACCGTTCCTTCTCATGGATTCTCTAACGGTGATAGAGTTAAGTTTGAAGATGGATCAATATCATTCAGTTGTAACTTTGGTAGTGGTGGTACTAAGTCTTATCCTCGTTCTGTAGGTACTGGTTCAACTATTACTGACCCAATTAGTGGTAAATTTATTGTTATCTCTGGTGTTACTGATGATACCTTCAATGTTGGAGTTGGAACTGCTACTTTAGGTATAAACAATCCTCATACCTTCGTCTCTGCCTATACAAATGGTCTACAGAAGGCAGGAGAACCAGTATTGATTGCGCCTAATAGTATTAACTTCCAGTGCTCTCAGGACAACTACGCAACTACTCACCAATATCCTCGTGCAGGAACTGATCCTATTGCTGGAGTTGGTACACCTATTACTGGTATAGGCAACACGACAATTACACTCTTTGTTGGTATTGGAACTGATTCTGATCATAGATTTGTTGCTGGACTTAGCAGTGCAACTAATGCAGTTAGAACAGGTGGTAATTATACACATGCATTTGTCTCTGCAGATTCAAATGGTCTTAAGAAGGCAGGGGAATCTATTAGATTAAGTGATAATGGACTTACATTTAAGTGTGAAATGGATGACTATTCAAGTGAGCACAGTTATCCTCGTGCTACTAAGAATGTACATAAGTTTATAAGAGCACTTGATGATTCTATTGTTCCTAACACTGGCAATGCTCTTAAACCTACAGGAGCATCTTATAATGGTGTTGATGGAAATCTTGTATTAGACTTTAATTACAATTATGGTCATAAATTTGTAGCAGGATCTAGTAATTTAGATGATGCTGTTACAGTTGGTGTTTGGACTGGTGGAGATAAGTTAACTCCTAGAGATGCTCAATATAATCCAGTTAGTGGAGATTTAGTATTAAACTTCAATAACAATTATGCACATACATTTGATGCGGCATCAAGTACTTTAACTAATGCTGTTACAGTTGGTGTTTGGACAGGTGGTACTAAACTAAGTCCTAACTTTGCAACATACGAACCTTCTACTGGTGAATTAGAATTAACATTCGTCGCAGATCACAACCTTACAACATCAAATACCCTTGGTATTGCTACAAACTCACTAGCATTTAAGTGTGCTAGAGATGACTATGCTTCAAGTAAGACCTATCCACGTACAACAGATCCAATACACAACTTATCAACAGTTGCTATTGCATCAACAACTACAAAAACATTAAAAGTTCTTGTTGGTAAGTCTAATCATAATCTTACAACATCAAATACAATTGGTATCTCTACTGGATCTCTAGCATTTACATGTTCTAGAGATAATTATGGTAGTGTTCAATCTTATCCTCGTGCAAAAGATCCTATTCATGGATTAAGTAATGTAGCAATTGCAGCAACAACTTTAGATACCATTACAGTTAATGTTGGAACTTCTTATCATAAATTGGTTGCAGGTTCTAATACAGTTGGTATTATCACCGAATCAATGACATTTACTTGTGATTTGGATGATCATCGTACCGAACATTCTTATCCACGTACATCTGATCCTGCAAATAATGCAACTATAGGTATTGCAGGAACGACTCCAACTAGTATTACAATTAATGTTGGTAAGTCTGGTATTAGTACTTCTGATCCTTATCACAATAACGCTGTATCGGTTGGATCAACAACTGCTAATACAATTAGTGTTAATATTGGTAAAGCACCTTCTGAGCGCAGATTCAAGGTTATTGACGCTGATTATAATGGACTTACTGGATGGATGACTTTAACTGTAGGACAGCATAATTTACATACAGGAGAAAGAGTTAGACTTGCAAATGAATCTTTACTCTTTACTTGTTCTAGTGATGATTATGGTTCTATAAACGCATATCCAAGAACAACTGATCCAATTTATGGTGGTGTTGGTATTGCTTCTACAACTCCAACAACAATTAAGATGAATGTTGGTATGGCTCCTGTTGGTAAGAGATATGTTCATGAGTTTGTTGGAGTTGGATCTTATAGAGAATTCCAATTAACTGTTGATGAAACTTACGCATCCAAATTCTCTGGATGGAATGTTGGTGATTTCTTAGTTCTTGATGAAATTACTTCTTACTTTAATGGAACTAGAAGACTATTCCCATTATCAGTTAATGGTGACAGAATATCATTCTTTGCAAGAGCAAATGCTGGTATTAATCTACAATCTAACCTATTGGTATTTGTTAATGATATATTACAGACCCCTGGAGAAGGTTATACCTTTACTGGAGGTAGTACTCTTAGATTCTCAGAAGCACCTAAGGGTGGTGTAACTGGATTTACTACACTTGGTGATAAGTGTAAACTATTAATGTACACTGGCACACAGACCATTGATGTTAGAGAAGTTGATGTTTTACCTACACTTAAAGTTGGTGATGATGTTCAACTTTATAGTGATGTTGATGTTACATTTAATCAAGATGAACGTCTTGTTATGGATGTTAAGTCAGCAGATACTATTACAACCAATAACTATGCAGGACAAGGTGTTACAGCAGATGAACTATTAGCAAGACCAATTTCTTGGTCTAAGCAAGATGTTGATAAGATTATTGATACTAATGAGGTTGGTAAAGATAGAGTTTATTATGAACCAGTAATTAACCCACAAACAAATATTCTTGAGACTGTTGGTGTTAATTCTAGTTCTGTATTTGTATACTCTTTGAGATCTATATTTGATGATCCTAAGGAAGCAATGTTAGTTGCAGATAAGGAGAAGATGCAACTTATTACTCAAGAAGAATTGGTATATGCAACTGCAACTTCTACAATAGACATTAATACTGGTTCTGTTAATTCTATCAGTGTTACAAATCCTGGTTTTGGATATACTGCTGCTCCATTAGTTACAGTTCAAAAACCATTCGATGTTGTTGGAGTTGCAACTGCTGCTATTGCTACTGCAACTATTGGTGCAGGTGGAACTGTTACTGGAGTTTCTATTGGTATGGGTGGAACTGGTTACATATATGGACCATTAACATCTCTCACTGTTGCTCAAAATGGTATTGGATTCCCATTCTTAGATAGTGGAACTAATGTAATGTTGGGTGCTAAATTAAATACTGTAACTGGATCTGGTAGAGGTGCTACATGTAATCTTGATATTAGTACTTTAAACTATGAAGTATCTTCTGTAGCAGTTGTTGAAGGTGGTACTGGTTATCAACCAGGTGACCAATTATCCGTTGACATATATGATAATGTTGGATTAGGTACTACCAATAGAAGATGGGCACTTACAACTCCAATTAAATTTAATGTTGGTGCTATTAGTGGACCAGAAGTGATGATTGCTCCTCCATCAAGGAAACTTGAGGAAGTACCAAAAACAACTATTGAAGGTGATTATGGAATAATTGTTGGTATTGGTACAACTACTATTGTTGGTGTTGCATCCACTGGAATAACATTTGACTTCTATATACCTCAGGATTCTAAATTAAAGTCTGGATTCTCTTTAGTACAAAGTGGAATTCAAACTGGATATCTATTCAATGTTACAGGAACAGGTGTCAATGGTCCTGTTACAAGTCTAAAAGCAGATAATTCTGTTCTTGGAATTGGCACTACTTGTATGGATGCAACTTTTGAAGTTGCTCACTACTCTCATAATACTAGGTTCATTCCACCTGAAATAAGTGGAACTTCTGTTGGTATTGCAACTACGGTTACAACTGTTGTTGCTAAGATTGCTAACTTTACAAATGTAGTTGGATATGGTACAACTGCAAGTTATGGTGATTATACTTGGGGTAAAGTTAATCTAACTATCAGATTAGGAACAAAACAAACATTTGAAGCAGTTCATGGAACCAGTCAGTCTGGTATTGGATCTAACCCAGTTCTCCGAAGAAAAAATCCACTTCGGTATAAGGGTTATATTATTTCATAATAAATAAAACATAGCAAATCTTAAATTCTAAAAAATGGCTGCGATTATAACTGATCAGTTGAGAATTAAGAATGCGAGAACGTTTATAGATAAGATTCGTTCCTCGACAGATTCTTACTATACCTTCATAGGTCTCCCAAATGCTGTAGAAAGCAAGTCTGACTGGGACAGTAGTCCTCCTGCTCCTAGGGACTGTTTTGATGACGAGAACTTCTATTGGGACACTATGATCGCAATGAAGAAGATCTCTGCTGATGACATTAGACCTGTTGTTAGGAAGTTGTCTTGGGCATCAGCAACAATTTATGACATGTATAGACATGACATAAACAGAAATAATCTATCAGATTCTTCAAATAAGACTAGTTTATATTCTTCTAACTTTTATGTTGTAAATAGTGAGTTTAGAGTTTATATTTGCTTACATAACGGTATTGACCCAGAGAACCCAAATGGCAAACCTTCGCTTGATGAACCTAAATTTACAGATTTGGAACCAAGAGTGGCTGGGACCAGTGGTGATGGTTATGTGTGGAAGTATCTTTATACTATCAGTCCTTCAGACATCATCAAGTTTGATAGTCTTAATTTTGTTCCTCTACCTGTAGATTGGGAGACAAATAGTGATTATACACCTATTAGGAATAACGCTAAAACAAGTGGTCAAATAAAGGTTGCTACTATCGCTAATAGAGGATACCTTGTTGGTCCTGCTAACACGACATATACAAGGGTTCCAATTAAAGGTGATGGAACTGGTGCAGAATGTACTATTGTTATTAATAACGACTCTAAAGTAGAATCAATTACTATCTCAAATGGTGGTAGTGGTTATACTTATGGATCAGTTGATTTAGTTGCAGGTAATGTTCCTGTTGGTAACACTACACCAATTTTTAACATTATTGTTCCTCCATCAGGAGGTCATGGATTTGACATTTATAGAGAATTAGGTGCATCTAATGTTCTAATATTCTCAAGAATTGAGAACGATGATTCAAACCCCGATTTTGTTACAGGAACAAAGGTTGCTAGGATTGGAATTGTTGAAAATCCAAAAGCATTTGAATCTACTTCTACTATTACAGATGATAGAGCTAGTGCTATTAATGGAGTAATTTTAAAAGGATTATCTCCAAATGATGATGATTATAAGACTACTTCATTTGAATCAAATTCATATGTTACTCAACAGGTAGGAACAGGTCAAACTGCTGTTGGAAGAGTCGTATCTTACGATAAAACTACTGGTGTTCTTAGGTATTGGCAGGATAGATCTTTAGTCGGATTTAATACTGATGGTACTCAAAAGACATCTCCTACATATGGGTATGGATTAAATAGTTTTACTGGAACTACCGCTTCTGGTGGTACTTTGAAAATTGTAGGTGGTACGAAAGACTTATATATAGACAACGGATTCGGATCAATCAGTAATCCTGGTATAAGTACCGTCATAAATAATAAAACATATTATCTGGGTCAGACATTTATTAAAGGTGTGGCGAATCCAGAAATTGAAAAGTACAGTGGTACTATACTTTACGTTGATAATAGACCTTCTATTACTAGGTCTGCTAACCAGCGAGAAGACATTAAAGTCATTTTGCAATTCTAAGGGAATCATTTAAAAGATATGGCACAAGAAACTAATCTCAACGTATCGCCTTATTTTGACGATTTTGATGCGAATAAGGATTTCCATAAGGTATTATTCAAGCCAGGATTGCCAATTCAGGCTAGAGAATTAACAACATTACAATCGATCCTCCAAAATCAGGTAGAGCAAGTAGGAACTCATCTGTTTAAGGAAGGATCTTGTGTTATTCCTGGGCAAATAAATTTTAATAATAACTTATTTGCTGTTGAAGTTGAAGCAAGCTTTTTAGGTACAGATATAACAGGTTATACTGAAGATATACTAGATGAGATAGTTGTTGGATCTAATTCCAATGTAAAGGCAAAGATTGTAGATTATATGGAGGAAGAATTTTCTCCAAGGGGATATGTTACTCTATTTGTAAGTTATCTTAGTTCTGGTGTTAATGATAAAGATGTTTTTGATGATGATGAGACTTTACTACTTAAGGAAAATGTAGTATCTGAAGTTGCACAATTAACTCTACAGGCAGGTCAAGGTTGTGCTAAAACCGCTCCGACCAAGGCTACATCAGTTGGATCTGCAGTATTTTTATCAGCAGGTGTATATTTTATAAGGGGACAGTTTATAAGAGTTAATGATGAGATGTTGGTTCTTGATCCTCATGATGAGAATCCAACATATAGAGTTGGTTTAGAAATAACTGAGGAGATAGTTACATCTAGTAAAGACTCGTCTTTGACTGATAATGCTAAAGGATTTAATAACTTTGCTGCTCCTGGTGCAGATAGATTAAAAATTAGTGTAAAGTTAGGTAAGAGGTCTATAGAATCTGAAAAGAATGAGAACTTTGTTGAGTTGATGGTTATCAATGGAGGTTCAATATCTCATATTGATGATAAGATTAAGTATAATGAACTTGGAAATGAGTTAGCAAGAAGAACATATAGTCATGCTGGTGATTTCTATGTAAAACCATTCACAATCTCTGCAAAAGAATCATTAAATGATAATAAGGGAAATAATGGTGTATTTGGTATAAATCAATTAACTTATGGTAATAACACACCAAGTTCGGATTTAGGTACATATAAAATATCTCCAGGTAAAGCATTTATTAAGGGATTTGAAGTTCCTGTAAGAAATGTTGTATATTTGGACTTTGAGAAGACAAGAGTAAAGAAGGTATTAAAAAATCAAGCAGTAAATTACTATACAGGACCAACTTTAACTCTTAATAGAGCATATGGTTGTCCTAGAATAGGATTTACAACAACTTCTAGTATTAGTCTTAGAGATGAGAGAATTGGTGCTGTTGCTCATGTTGCAGCAGGTAAAGAGATTGGTGTTGCAAGAGTATATGATTATGCATTAGAGTCTGGATCATATTCAGCAGCACTTCCTGCAACTAATGAATTTGATGCCACACTTTACGATATTCAACCATATACAGAATTAACGGTAAACCAAGCAATAACTTTAACTGTACCTACTTACATTAAAGGTAAATCTAGTGGTGCAACAGCACACTTGAGATTTGGAACTACTACTGGAATTATAACTGCATATAACTCAATTGGAGCATTTACACCAGGTGAAAAACTAATCTTTAATGGAGTAGACAATAATAGAATTGCAACAGCAATAACTGCACATTCTATAGCTTCTGTTGAATCTATTCATAGTTCAGTTGGTGTTGGTACATTTAATGCTGATGTTAAACAATTTACAAAGATTTCTTATGGTAATGTAAATATTACTCCTAAATCTGGAACAGCACCTGGAATATCAACAGTTACAGTTACTGGTGGTGGATTTAGAAATAAGGTAAAAGCAGGTGATTTAGTATCGTTCACTAATCCTTTATTGGGTGGAACGACTGTTAAGACATATGCTGTAGTTGATAGTTATACTGATGATAGTAATATTATTATTGCGGGTATAACTACAGTTGCAGGTGTTTGTGATGGCGGTCTTCCTGCTGCAGCAGCTCAACCAGTTGACTTCCAGTTAATAGGATCTAAATTTCAGTCATCTACAGATAATAGTCTTTATACACCACTACCTAAATCATGGGTTGCTAATGTTGATTTAACAGAGTCTAATATCACAATTAGGAAGGAATATGATGTAACTATTACTGCTAATGCTACTAATACAATACAAGCAGGGCAGAATGAGAGTTTCTTAGCATATGATGAAGAAAGATATGTTTTAACTAATGATGCAGGTGTTACTGAAGAATTAACTCCAGATAAACTACGTTTTACTAATGGTGGTAGAGAATTAAGAATATTTGGATTATCTGCTACTGCTGGATCTGCAAGATTAGTTGCTACTCTTAATAAGATTAATATTAAGAATAAAGTTAAGAATAGAATAAGAACAAACTCAATTATTGTTAATAAGTCCAAATTAGTAACTTCTGGTGTTGGTACAACATCATTAAATGATGGATTGTCATATGGTAATTATGGTTATGGACTAAGAGTTCAGGATAAAGATGTTTGTCTTGGGGAACCAGATGTAACTAAAGTTTATGGTGTATTTGAATCTGGTGGTATTGAAGATCCATTGATTCCATCTGTTACTGTATTCAACATGAATGGTCCAACTGGACGTGTTGATGATTTAATTGCTGGTGAAGAATTTGTTGGTAAAACAACAGGTGCAATAGGTCTTTATATTGAAAGAATTAACAGTGCTAAGGCAGCATTTGTATACTTAAGTGATTTAAGATTTGAGTTAAATGAGCAAATTGAATTTGTTGAGAGTGGTATAACTGCTACTATTAATGATTTTGATCCTGGTGATAATAACATTATGGATAGGTTCTCTTTAGATAGTGGACAAAGAGAAACCATTTGTGACTATTCACGTCTTATTAGAAAACCTAATTCTAAAGATCCTAGAAAGAAGATAAGAGTTATTTTTGAATCTGCAGAATATGCATCTACTGATGATGGTGATATAACTACAGTTTCTTCTTATGATCAAATTGATTATTGTGTATTGCCTAATGTTAAAGAAGGTACACGATTAAGTGATATTATTGATATTAGACCAAGAGTAACTAATTTTAATTTAGATTCAACTGCATTATCTCCATTTGAATTTGATGCAAGGGTATTTTCTGATGCTACAAACTCTGCTAAGAATATTTTAGCATCTGATGAGTCAATTAATATTCAGTATTCATATTATCAACCAAGAATTGATAGAATATACTTAACTAAGAATGGTCAATTCCAATTAATTAAGGGTATTCCTTCTGATACACCAGTTCCACCTATTCCTATTGAGGATGCGTTGGAAGTTGCTTTATGTAAATTACCTCCATATATCTGTAACACTGAGAATGTAGAAGTACAACTTAAATCTCATAAGAGATATAGGATGCAAGATATTGCATTATTGGAAGATAGAATCCAGAACTTAGAGTACTACACTGCACTCTCTCTTCTAGAATCTAATACAGAAAGTCTGTTTATTCCTGATAATGCTGGTTTAACAAGATTTAAATCTGGTATTTACGTTGATAACTTCTCAGGAACATCAACTCAGTTAAAACTCGGTAAGGTAACTAATAGTGTTGACCCATCAAATCTTGAACTAAGACCAACACACTTCACTACTGAAGTTGATTTATTGATTGGTTCTAGGTCTTTAATTGGTATAGGAACAACTGCAAACCCAACTGCTGATCCTAGATTTGTTACAGATTTAGTTGGAAACGGTATTAAGAGAACTGGTCAATTATTAACTCTTGATTACTTTGATACTGCATGGATTAGGCAAGGATTTGCTACTAGGGTTGAGAATGTTACTCCATACCTTGTAACTACTTACACAGGTAATATTGTACTATTCCCATCATCGGATATTTGGATTGACCAAGTTAGACTTCAACCACAGAGAATTGAGGTTGACAACTATACTCAAACACGTAGACAGTTAGAATTTGATGGTTATGACCCACAGACTGGTTTAGGACCTGTTAGATGGGGTACATGGAATACTACATGGACTGGTTCTAGTGCCACTCAAGCTTCACAAAGAATACAAACAGGATCTACTTCTAGTAATAATGGAAGTCAGATTGTAACTACAAATTCATTCCAGACTACGACTACTACAACTACTACTAGAACTGGTACTTCAACCAGATCTGGTGAAAGACTTAGAGTTAGTGAACAGACTGATACTGTAAATGAAGGAGATAAGGTAGTAAGTACCTCTGTCATTGCGTTCATGAGGTCTAGGAACATTGAATTTACAGGACGTAAATTCAAACCATTGACAAGACTTTATGGATTCTTTGATGGTCAAGATGTAAACGCATTTGTTGTACCAAAACTAATTGAAGTTAGAATGATCAGTGGTACATTCACCGTTGGTCAGATTGTTAATGGAACAATGGCTGCAGGTACAGTTACCGCAACTAATGCAGCAACACCTAGCATATCATTTAGAGTTGCAACATCCAATCATAAGATAGGACCAATTGCTGCACCAACTGATGTATTTACAACAAGTCCTTATGATGATACATATACGGTTCCAGCAAGTTATTCAAGTTCTTCAGTTCTTGTTAACGTAGATACTGTATCACTAGCAGACCAAACACAAGGTCTCTACAGTGGTTTTATAAGAACAGGAATGAGACTTAGAAGTTCTACTGGTGAAGCAGAGATTATCAATATTAGACTATTCAGTGACCATGTAGGAACAGTTCTTGGATCATTCTTCATTCCTAATCCGAATATTACATCCAACCCATCATTTGAAGTTGGAACTAAATTATTCAGATTAACAAGTAATTCTACTAATAGTACTATTGGTGGAATGACAGGAACAATGGGTGAAGAGCAATACTTTGCTTCAGGTACTATTAATAATATGCAGGAGACTATCAGATCCACAAGAAGACCTAGATTTGATATTCAAGCAACTGCAGAATCCCGTGCTGCAACAGATGTTACTTCGACACAAGCTGTAACTACAAGTAGTGAGACAACGAGAGTACCATTACCCCCTCCACCTCCACCTCCACCACCACCCCCAAGTCCTCCTCCAAGGCCAAGACCACCGAGGCCACCTAGACCTAGGCCAACGCCTACGCCTCCACCGCCTCCACCAAGGCCAAGGCCAGTACCACCACCTCCTCCACCTCCACCACCACCTCCAAGGCCACCCGATCCACCCCCCAGGCCACCAAGGAGACCAGCTCGAGGCGGTAAAGATCCTCTTGCACAATCATTCTCAGTTCAAAATGAAACTGGAGTTTTTGTAACGCAAGTAGACCTTTACTTCAGAACAAAAGATCCATTGCTACCTGTAACGGTACAATTGAGACCGATGGTTGCTGGCGTTCCTTCAGAAGAGGTATATCCTTTCGGAGAAACAATTTTAGAATCTAGTGAGATTTTTGAGTCAGCAGATGCTGGAACAGCTACTACGGTTAAATTCCCATCACCTGTTTACTTAGAACCTAAAACAGACCATGCTATCGTTTTACTATCACAGTCTAACGAATATACAGTTTGGATCTCTAGAATGGGTGAAGTTGACATTACAACTCTTCTACAACCAGAATCTAGGCAGGTTATTGTATCTGCACAGCCATCTCTTGGATCTCTATTCAAGTCACAGAATGGTTCAACATGGAACCCAAGTCAGTATGAAGATCTTAAGTTTGATCTTTATAGTGCTGAGTTTAGTTCAGATTCTGGAACAATATCGTTCTACAACCCAGAACTAGCAAGAGGTAATAACCAAATTGCTACTTTGGTCAAGGATTCTTTAGAATTTAATTCTAAGAAACTTATTGTAACAACAGATGATCTTGTAAACACTAGTGGTTTAGTTCTTGGAAATACAGTTATTCAGAAGAATGCTAATGCATCCGCAAATTATGTTGGTGCTGGCGGTTCTGCAACTGGTGATCTAAGTATTATTAATGCAGGTATCGGTTATACACCGACAGATGGTAATCAGTTTACCTTTACTGGTGTTGCTTTAGATTCCTTTAGTGGAATTGGTAAGAACGCAACTGCAGACATTACAGTTGGTACATCTAACGGTGTAAATGGTGTTGCTATTGCTGCAACCATTAATGCTGGTGGATCAGGATACCAAATTGGTGATGTTCTATCAATACCTACAATTGGTAATGATCAGTTGGGTAGAAATATGCAACTATCACTAGGCGCAGTTACTGGAATTAATGAATTAATTTTAGATGATATTCAAGGTGATTTTGAAATTAGTACTACAAAACCACTTCAGTTTATCAGTCCTTCTACTGGAATTACCACTATGGTATCCGTTGGATTTGGTTCTGATGTAAACATTAGTGATTATGCACTGAATAGTTTGGAAGAAGATGGTATGCATATTAAAGTGAACCATAAGAACCACGGTATGCATCAAGACACCAATAGAGTGATTATTAGTGATGTACATTCAGATACTAAGTTAACTACTCTGTCAGCAGAGTATACAAACTCTAGTTCTTCTGCAATTGGTATTGCTAATACTGCAGGATTTGAAACCTTTGAGAATGTTGGTGTTGCCGCTACTAACCCTGGATATGTTAGGGTTAATGATGAAATCATCTCTTATACTGGAATTGCTGGTGGTCAATTAACTGGAATTACTAGATCTGTTGATCAAACAACTCCATTTACTTACCCTGCTAAAACACCAGTTGAGAAATATGAGGTTAATGGAATCTCCTTGAGACGTATCAACAAGACACATGATCTTCAAGATGCTACTCCTGCAAGATCTATTACTCTTGATTCTTACTATATTAAGGTCAATCCATCTCTTGATGGAACAGATCGTAGCACTGGAATTGGATTTGCTAAATTGTTTATCAATGAGTCCAAGTCTGCTGGTGGTGAAGAGATACATGCAACTCAGAACATCCAGTTTGAAGCAGTAAGACCTGTTGTTCAAACAATGGTATTACCAGATACTAACATCAAAGCAGAGATGAAAAATACTACTGCTACAAGTATTGATGGTGTAGAACAGTCCTTTGTTGAGACTGAAGCAACTCCAATTAATATTGATGAAGATACGTATCTTGAGTCACCAAGAATGATTGCCTCACGAGTTAATGAACTTAATCGTTTAGATAGTCGTCCTGGTAATAAGTCTATGGAAGTAACGTTTACGTTGTCTACTTCAGATAACGATATCTCTCCAGTCATTGATTTGGATAGAGTTGGTATGGTTCTTATTAGTAATAGAGTTAATGCCCCAATTACCGATTATGCTGGTGATTCTAGAGCATCTACAATTACTGAAGATCCAACGTCATTTATTTACGCTAACAAACCAATTACGTTAGAGAATTCTGCTACTTCGATTAAAGTCTTACTAGCAGCATATACTAATACTGCTAGTGATATAAGGTGCTTCTATTCAATATCAAATGATTTAGAATCTGATCCAATTTACTATCCATTCCCTGGATATACTAATTTGGATATCAATGGTGCTATCGTTGATATTGCTAAGAACAATGGACTACCTGATAAGAGAATTCCTAAGACGGACGTTCTTGCTCATGGTAGTGATGATCTTCCATTCACCGATTATGAGTTTAGTATTGACGATCTTCCTGAGTTTAGATACTTCAGTATTAAGATTGTTGGAACTGGAACAAATCAAGCATATCCACCAAGGATACGTGATTTAAGGGCAATTGCATTAGCATAATTATGTACAATCCACGTTTTTTAAAGGTTGAAGGTCATAGTTATCTCGTAAGGGATACTAAGACCAATGCCATTATTAATAACGATAAAAAAGGACATGAACAATACCTTGCCCTAAAGAGAGCAAAATCAAATGAGTTAGACAAAGTACAAACTCTCGAATCTCAAGTTCGAGAGTTGAAGTCTGATATAGGTGATATTAAAACTATGTTAGGACAACTGTTAGATAAGTAAGATGGCAAAACCAACCACTCGTCAAGGATTAGTAGATTATTGTAAGAGACAACTTGGTTCTCCTGTATTGGAGATCAATGTTGCAGAAGAACAGATTGACGATCTGGTGGATGATGCTATCCAATTATTCCATGAACGTCATTTTGATGGTACTACTCAAGCATTCTTGAAGTATAAAATAACTCAAGATGATATAGACAGGGGTACTGTTCAGTATCCACATGAAGGAGGTAAAGTAGGTATTGCTACAACTTCTGTAACAGAGAATATTCCTGGTCAAGGGAATGTAACTTTTAATTGGTATGAGAATGGTAATTTTATAAAAGTTCCACCCTCAGTTATGGGTGTATCAAAAGTATTTAAATTTGAAGGTGGTGGTGGACTTTCTGCTGGAATGTTCAGTATTAAATATCAGTTATTCTTGAATGACATTTACTATTTGGGATCAACTGAATTATTGACTTACTCTATGACAAAGAGTTATCTGGAAGATTTAGATTGGTTATTATCAACACAAAAGCAAATACGATATAATCAAAGAGAAGATAAGTTATTTCTTGATATTGATTGGAGAACACAGGTTGCAGGTAACTATCTAATTCTAGATTGTTATAGAGCACTTGATCCTGCCACATCAGATCAAATTTGGAATGATAGATTTTTAAAACCTTATTTGACCGCATTAATTAAAAAGCAATGGGGTATAAATTTAAGCAAATTCCAAGGAGTCAAATTACCAGGTGGTATTGAGATGAATGGAAGACAAATACAAGATGATGGGCAAAGAGAAATAGATGCTATCATTGAAAAGATGTCTTCTACACACGAATTGCCACCACTAGATATGATAGGTTAAGATCATGGCACTTAACCCATTTTTCCTACACGGATCTAAAGGAGAACAGAATCTTGTTCAGGATTTAATAAATGAACAACTGAAGATGTTTGGTGTGGAAGTTTATTACATACCAAGAATTTTTGGTAATGAAAAATCCGTGATGGAAGAGGTATCTAGATCAAACTTTGCTAATGCTATCCCCATAGAAGGATATGTTGAGACTTTTGATGGATACTCTGGGGCAGGAACACTTCTATCTAAGTTTGGTGTTCAAGAGTTAGATGATCTAACATTGATTATCTCTAGAGAGAGATATGAAGAAGAAATACAAAAACGTATAGAACCATTAAAGGGAGTTAAGTTAGCATCTCGTCCAAAAGAGGGTGATTTAATATACTTCCCATTAGGTGATAGATTGTTTGAGATTAAGTATGTTGAGCATGAAAAACCATTCTACCAATTAAAGAAGAATTATGTTTATGAATTGAGATGTGAACTATTCATATACAACGACGAAGAGGTGGATACTGGAATCGACTTTATTGATGATAATGTGGAAGAAGAGGGTTATATTCAATCCTTTACTCTTGCTGGAATAGCAACACAAGCAACTGCTGTAACAACTTTAGTTGATGGTGGTGTTCGCAATATTATGATATCTAGAAGAGGTTCTGGATACATTCAACCACCTCAAGTTGCATTTTCTTCTGCTCCCATAGGAGGACAAACCGCAGTCGGTATCGCATCAATGATTACAGGACTTGTAGATTTCTGTGAACCAAATGAAGATCTATCAAGAGTTCAAGCAGTTGATCTAACAAATCCAGGTTCTGGATATACTGTTGCACCTAGAGTTGGTTTCATGACTGAAACTGGAGGTGGAGCATATGGTGTAGCAAATATTGCTGATGGTGTTTGTGGTATTATTACTATCACTAATGGTGGTGGTGGATATATTGGAATACCAACGGTAGCATTTGCACCTGATGGATATAGTGGTATTGGTAGTACAACTATACCAGCGGTAGTGCATGCTGTTGTATCTGCTGCAGGTTCAGTTACAGCACTTGTTTATGAGTCTTGTGGTGGATGGTATACTGATACTCCAGAAATATTAATTGCACCACCAGTACAGACTGGAGGAACTGGTACATTTAATAGAGGAGAAGATATAGTTGGTACTGCAAGTAGTGCAACTGCACAGGTTAAAACTTGGAATGCTGTAACTAGAGAGTTGCGAGTAGGTCAAATTGTTGGAACCTTTGTAAAAGGTGAATATGTTGTTGGACAAGAGACTGCTACAAAGTTTGCTATAAGTGATCTAAATAGTGATGATAATCCAGATTCTGGATTTGCACAGAACACTACTATAGAGTCTGAGGCAGATAATCTTTTAGACTTTAGTGAAAGTAACCCATTTGGAAATGTATAATTATGTTTGATCATTTTTACCATCAAATTTTTAGAAAGACTGTAATCGCATTTGGAACCCTATTTAATGGGATCACTATCCATAGAGATGGTGCTGCTGCTAATGATCCATCTGCTATTATTAAGGTTCCTTTGGCATATGGCCCAACCCAAAAGTTTTTAGCAAGGATTGAACAGCAACCAGATCTGAATAAACCAGTATCTATGAGTTTGCCTAGGATGTCCTTTGAGTTTACTGGTATTGAATATGATACTAGTAGGAAATTAGGTGCTACTCAAACATTTACTACTGCCATCAAGACTGACAAAAAGGATGTTCGTAAGATCTACATGCCAGTTCCTTATAATATGACATTTGAGTTAAATATAATGACTCTTTTGAATGATGATGCTTTACAGATTGTAGAACAAATACTTCCATATTTCCAACCAAATTATACAGTTACTATTGACCTAGTAGAGAGTATTGGAGAAAAGAAAGATATACCAATTACTTTAGAGAATGTTGGGTTTGAAGATAATTATGAAGGAGATTATACTGAGAGAAGAGTTCTTCTTTATACTTTAAACTTTACTGCTAAGACATACCTATTCGGACCAGTTCCAGTTGCACCAAAAGATCTTATCAAGAAGGTATCTGTTGGTATTACACCTGGAGAAAGAAGTGCAGCATATGGTTCAGGTCGTCAGATTACGTATGCTACACCAGTTGCTACGAAGAATTACACTGGAGATGTTATTGCAAATCTAGCAGAAGATGTTCTTGCAGGTGCTACTATTATCCCAGTAGATGATCCTGCAGGATTATCAGAACTAACATTTATTGATGTTAATAATGAGACAATGTATATTGAATCTATTACTGGTAATAAGTTAAATGTAAAACGTGCTTCTTATAATACAACTGCTATTGAACATGTTCGTGGTAGTGATGTTAAGGGAATAACTTCACTAGATAATGCATTAGTAGAAGCAGGTGATGATTTTGGTTTTAGTGGAACATGAAAGACAAATTTGAAGATCTAAATGATACTTTTGATATTACCCCTGTAGAATCTAAAGTAGTAACAGAACCTAAGAAACCTGATAAAGTTTCTAAGTCAAAGGAGATTGATATTGATAAAGATTATGAGTATACTCGTGGTAATCTTTACAGTATTATAGAGAAGGGCCAAGAAGCACTTGATAGTGCTTTAGAGATTGCTGTAGATCAAGGTCAGGCAAGAGCATTTGAAGTTGTAGGACAACTTATTAAATCTGTTGCAGATACCACAGATAAGTTAATGGATCTCCAGAAAAAGATTAAAGAAGTAGAAGAAGACAATACTAAAGGGCCAACTAATGTTACTAATGCGATGTTCTTTGGGTCAACAGCAGAACTATCTAAGTTGCTAAAGAAAAATAGAACTGAGAAAGAAGATAAATAGAAAAAAACTGCGTTTAAAATGACGAGTTTTGCAATTGATAAAAAATCTCATAAAGATGCTAAAAAGCAGTCTAAGATTAGGAATATGACTAAATCGTCAAATCCTAACGAAGTTGCTGTGGCAAAAAAGAAATTGAAGTCTAAAATAGAACTTCCTCCCAATCCACAGATTGAAGGACTTAATATTGTAGATCTTATTGTTACTGAGATTCAGAACGATGTCTTTGAAGACCACATGCATAAATCCTGTAAAAAGGGTCAGTATTATTGCTATACTGATAAAAAGTGCAAGAAGATTCCTGACGGGAAACGTCTCAGTGGAAAAGGTCGTCTAGTAGGAATTGATGACAATGATGATGATGACAACAATGAGAATGGTGGAGATCAAGCAGTTGATCCAGGTGGATTTGGTGAGAACGTAGTTCTCCGTACATGCACTGGTGAGAAATTTGCTGAGATTATTGACCTTATTAGACCAGAAGATGTTATGCCTAAGATGCATGCTTCTGATCAATGGGTTAACGAAACCCTTGATGATAAGAGACTGGCGAATGTTCAGAAGCAAAAGTCTAATACTGCTGCTACTGTTCAATCTGCTCAGAAGGCACAGTCTTCTGTTAAACAACAATTTGCAAAACGTGCTGCTGCAATAGCAAAGTCAAAAGCAAAAGCAAAAGAAAGACAAGACATCTCTAAAGAGATAGATCGCAAACTAGGACTGGAGGAACTCCACATGACAATTGATGAAGCAGTAAGGCTACCATCAGAATTCGGTAACATCGTTATGGTTGGTGTGAACTGGAGAGGTAAGATGTATAACCTCAAAATGTTCTTCCCTCAAGCAAAGATGCCAACTAGGACTGACGTTCAGGATGAAATTGTCAAAGTATATCCTGGTGGAAAGGTAATTTGGTTTGATAGATACGATCTTGCAAGTCAAGAAGCACAGTGGGATAATGATAAGAACCCAATCATTAAGGTAACTAAAGAATCTAAGGAATTATGTGACTGTGATTGTGGTCAAGACCCATGTAAAAAATGTGGTAAGAGTCATCATGAAGTAAAGGAAGCAAAGGCAAAGTATGACAATACTAAATCTCCTGATTATGAGAAGAAGAGAAAAGCTCTTGCTAAAAAGCATGGTGGAGAGGAGAACATAAAAGGTCATCCTCAGTATGAGAATCGTTTTGCATCACATACTGCTGGTATGTCTGATGCTCAAAAAGACATGGCAAGTAGTCAAGTAAGTAAAGGGTTTGCTTACAAGCATGGTAGAAGGTTGGATAAGGCCAATTTTGGAGATAGAAAGAAAGCAGGTAAGAGAGGAAATCCAGCACAGTATCGTAAGTCTGCTGATAGTCCAGAAATGGAATTAAGATATCCATATGGTAAGTCCAATATCAGACAGGGTAAAGGATCTATTAAAGATTTGAACAAGGTGAAGAAGGAAGAACTTCTTAAATCTTTGAGAGGATTCATGGATGAAGGTAAAATTGCTGATGCTATGAGAGCAAATCTCGAAAAGTTAAGAGCAAGTGATGAGAAGTCTCAAAAGAATCTTGAAAAATTCCTTAAAGGAACAAAGCAAGTTCGTGATGATGAAAAGAAAGCACAAGACAGTGCTTAATAAATAGAACTACGGGACATTAAAAAATCATGTTAACTAACGTAAAAGGAGCTCAAGCAGCATGTGGCACTGACGCTGCTGGATCATCTACTTTTGGTAGTGCGACAGTAGTGCGTCTTGTTAATAACGGTGGTACTGCAAGATTAGTATCTGTTATTGATGAAGTTGGAGGATCTACAACAATTGGAACCTTTACAATGCCAGGAAATACTGTTGAGTTTGTAGAGAAAAAATCAACCGAAGCAATATTTGCAGCAGACGCTAGTGTCTTAGGTACTGCTGTGGGATATGGATATCAATAAATTAAATGGCCTCTAAAGTTGATCATTATCTTGGTAATCCCCTATTAAAGAAGGCAAATACTACTCAGGAGTTTACTCAGGAGCAAGTTCTTGAGTTTTCTAAATGTATAGACGATCCGATATATTTTGCGAAGAAGTATATAAACATAGTTACCCTTGACTACGGGTTACAACCGTTTAAACCATATTCTTTCCAGGAGACGATGCTGGAGAGATTTCATAGTCATAGATTTAATATTTGTAAGTTACCTAGACAGTCTGGTAAGTCTACAATCGTAGTATCATATCTTCTTCATTATGCAATTTTTAACGATAATATTAATATAGCAATTCTTGCTAACAAAGCATCAACTGCAAAGGATTTATTAGATAGACTTCAAACTGCATATGAGAACCTACCAAGATGGTTGCAGCAGGGAGTTTTAACATGGAACAAAGCATCTCTTGAATTAGAGAATGGTTCTAAGATTATTGCTGCATCTACCTCTGCATCTGCAGTTCGTGGTGGATCATATAATATTATATTCTTAGACGAATTTGCGTTCGTTGCAAATCATTTAGCAGATCAGTTTTTTAGTTCGGTTTACCCCACTATTTCATCTGGTCAAAAAACTAAAGTTATTATTGTTTCTACCCCTCACGGGATGAATCATTTTTATAAACTTTGGCATGATTCTGAAAGGAAAAAGAATGAGTATATTCCTACAGAGGTTAATTGGTGGGATGTACCAGGAAGAGATGAGATATGGAAAGAGCAAACCATTGCAAACACTTCGGAACAACAATTCCGTGTTGAGTTTGAATGTGAATTTTTAGGATCTGTTGATACTTTAATAAGTCCAAATACATTAAGAAATTTAGTTTATGAAACACCAAAACTTAGTAACAAAGGATTGGATGTATTTGAGGATGTTAAACCCGAACATAATTATATAATTACAGTTGACGTTGCTCGTGGTGTTGGAAATGATTACTCTGCATTTACTGTTATTGATATAACAACCTTCCCACATCAATTGGTATGTAAGTATAGGAATAATGAAATTAAACCTATGCTATTCCCCTCAATAATTTACGATCTTGCTCGGAATTATAACATGGCATATATTTTATGCGAAGTAAATGATGTGGGGGATCAAGTTGCATCTATCCTTAATTATGATTTGGAATATGAGAATGTTCTTATGTGTTCTATGAGAGGTAGAGCAGGTCAAGTTGTTGGTCAAGGATTCTCTGGTAAGAAGACTCAACTTGGAGTTAAGATGTCCAAAACAGTTAAGAAGGTTGGATGTTTAAATTTAAAAACTCTAATTGAATCTAATAAGATCGTATTTAAAGACTATGAAATTATTAGTGAGTTAACCACTTTTATTGAAAAGAGAAATTCTTTTGAAGCAGAGGATGGTTGTAATGATGACTTGGCAATGTGTCTTGTCATATATGCATGGTTGGTTGAGCAAGATTATTTTAAAGAGATTACTGATCAGGACGTAAGAAAAAGATTATATGACGAACAGAAGAATCAGATTGAGCAAGACATGGCTCCATTTGGGTTTATTGAGAATGGGTTAGATGAGAATAGTTTTGTAGACTCCACTGGAGATAGATGGTTCACTGATGAGTATGGTGATATGTCTTACATGTGGGATTATAGGTAGTAACCCCTTCAAATTAAATATTTTAATAAATATCTCTAGAACAAAACTGAGAATTTTTGGAGACATAGAACATGGCCACTCCTCAATTATCTCCTGGTGTACTGACTAGAGAAGTTGACTTAACGGTAGGTAGAGCGGAAAACGTTCTTGACAATATTGGAGGTATTGCTGGACCTTTTGAAATTGGTCCCGTATTAGAACCCATCAATATTGCCACAGAGCAAGATCTGATTACCACATTCGGTAAGCCTTATGATGACGATGCCCAGTATGAATACTGGATGTCTGCATCGCAATACCTCTCCTATGGTGGTGTGCTTAAGGTAATACGAACCGATGATGACAACTTAGCTAACTCAAACGTTGGTGTAGGTACGTCTTCAATAGCAAATACAAAGATTAAGAACTTTGACGACTATAACACTAATTACATAGATGCAGCGTCAAACTTCCTATATGCAGCGAAGAACCCAGGACGATGGGGTAACTCTCTAAAAGTTTGTTACATTGATGACCTAGGAGATCAAGTTATCGGTATCGCAACAACTTCAGTAACCGACTTAGGTGCTCAAGTTGGATACGGTGTAACGGTTGACATTAGTGGTCAAATAATTCCTGGTGCAGGAAGCACTTCTGTCTTTACTGGATATCTTAAAGGTGTTATTACTGAGGTAGTTAACGCTCCTGAAACTTCTAATAGTTATATGACGGTGAAAATCCGATCCAGAGTCTCTACGGGTGGCACAGAACCTGGAAAGGAAACATATGTAAACTATGCAGAAAATAGTGCATATGCTTCGTTCTTAAAAGACCAAAGATTAACGATTCTCGACTCTGACGGCGATGTAATGTCACCAGAAGACTCGATTCAAAGTATTGGAATAACCACTTCATCTCAGATTAATGGTCAGCAAGACCAATCTTATACTGGGGTTGGTGGTACTACTAATGGTGGTGGTTCTGCTGCTACATTCACTATTACTAGAAATAGTACAAATGGTGGTGTTGCATCTGCAATTATTGTAAATGCTGGTGTTGGATACACTGTAACGAATACAGTCTCCATTGCTGGTACTGCTGTTGGTGGTTTTGATTTAAGTCAAGGTAAGATCAACACAGTTGGACTTACATCTTCAACTAGCGTTCCATCTGCTTCTAGTGGTACTTACACTAACCTAACAGGTACAAGTGCTGAGGGTACTGGAGCAATATTCACCGTCTTCAGAGATGCAAGTGGTGGTATTGGAACTGTATCATTAACAAGTCCTGGTGAAGCATACGGTGTTGGTACAACAATTACCATTAACGGTGCAGGAATTGGTGGTACATCAGTTACTGATGATGTCAAACTAAACACAGTATCTCTTAGAGATGATAAGGTGGTTCTGACTATTGAAGGAACAGAATCCAGAGCTTTAATTTCTGGTGTTGATGACTGGTACAATTCACAAACCCTTGGATTAGATAACTCTAAAGTATTCTGGCGAAGCATTGCTCCTAAACCTGGAACTTCAAACTTCGTAGCACAACGTGGTGGTAGAAATGATGAATTACACGTTGTTATTGTTGATGATGCTGGTACATTAACTGGTATCCGAGGTAATATTCTAGAGAAGCATCTAAACCTATCTAAGGCAACTGATGCTATATCTGAAGCAAACGCACCTCAGAAGACATGGTACAAGTCTTATCTTGCCAACTTCTCAAATTACATCTATGCAGGTGCTAACCAAGGACAAGGTAACGATACATTCCACAATACGTATCCTACAGGAACTTACTTTAATAAGTCTACTTCCACCACTGTTTACAGTGATTCGGATCAACCTACTGTATGGTATGCATTAACTCAAAACAGCACTCGCTGGAATAGAGTTGCTAAAGATAACACCTTTAGTTCTGTTGGTGGATGTACTTACTCACTATCAAACGGTGAAAATTACACTGCTGCTGGTGGACTTAAGGCAGAATTGGGAGACCTAATTACTGCTTATAACCTCTTTGATAATAAAGACGAGGTTCAGGTTGATTACCTATTGCAAGGACCTTCCTGTAATTCTCTCAATGATACTCAGGCAAAAGCAAACAAACTAATTGGTATTGCAGAGTCTAGAAAAGATTGTGTGACTGTTATCTCACCACACAAAGGAACAGTAGTTAACATTACTGACCCAATCGTTCAAACTAGTAACATAGTTGAGTTCTTTGGACCACTAAGTTCTTCTTCTTATGCAATCTTTGATAGTGGTTACAAGTACACCTACGATAGGTTCAATAATAAGTTCCGTTACCTTCCATGCAACCCAGATATTGCTGGATTGATGTGTCGCACGAACTTAGTTGCTTATCCTTGGTTCTCACCTGCTGGACAACAGCGTGGTGTAATTAAGAATGCAATTAAACTTGCATACAACCCAACTAAGGCACAAAGAGACATTCTTTATTCCTCACGTATTAACTCAATTATTAATACACCTGGAACTGGAATTATCCTCTTCGGTGATAAGACTGCACTAGCATATGCATCAGCATTTGATAGAATTAACGTTCGTCGTTTGTTCTTGACTGTTGAGCAAGCATTAGAGAGAGCAGCACAGGCACAACTCTTCGAGTTTAACGATCAGGTAACGAGGGCAAACTTCGTTAACATCGTTGAACCATATCTACGTGATGTTCAAGCAAAACGTGGTATTTACGATTATCTGGTTATTTGTGATGAGACAAACAACACTCCAGACATAATTGATAATAATGAATTCCGAGCAGACATCTTCCTGAAGCCTGCGAAGTCGATCAACTACATCACCCTGACCTTCGTTGCTACACGTACTGGTGTTAGCTTTGAAGAAGTCGCTGGTAGAGTTTGATAACTGATTGATTAAATACTAAGGAGGATTCTAACCAAAATGGCAAGAGAAATCAGGACTATCACCGACTTTAAGGCAAAACTTTTAGGCGGTGCAGCAAGACCAAATCTATTTGAAGTATCAATTCCAACATTCCCATCCTTCGTAACTGGATGGGATGATGATACCTTCAGTTTTTTGTGTAAGGCAGCAGCATTACCTGCTTCTAATATTGCACAAATTGACGTTCCGTTTAGAGGTCGTATTCTAAAGGTTGCTGGAGACAGAACCTTTGATACTTGGACTACAACCATCATTAATGATGAGGACTTCAAACTAAGAACATCATTTGAGCAGTGGATGAATCAGATCAGTAAGTTGGATAACAACACTGGTGCTACAAACCCTTCATCATACATGACCGATGCTTACGTGTATCAGTTAGGTAGGGGACAATCAAGATTCTCTACAGAGAACGCTGATGCAGATAGCGTACAACCTCTAAGGACTTATAAGTTCTTCGATATATTCCCAACCAATGTATCTCAGATAGATCTATCATACGATACTTCTGATACTATTGAGGAGTACACCGTTGAATTCCAAGTTCAGTACTGGCAAGCAGAGGCTACTGACCAAACTGGCATTGCTGTGGTATAATAAATAGATACACAGTATTAAGACAATATAATGGCAAAGTTATTCGGCTTTTCTATTGAGGATAACGAAAAGAAATCCCCTGGCGTAGTATCACCCATCCCTAAATCAAACGAGGATGGGGTTGATCACTATCTGACCAGTGGATTTTTTGGTTCTTATGTAGATATAGAAGGGGTCTATAAAACCGAATATGATCTCATTAAGAGATATAGAGAGATGGCACTCCATCCTGAATGTGATGGTGCGATTGAAGATATCGTTAATGAAGCAATCGTAAGTGATTTAAATGACAGTCCCGTTCAGATAGATTTAGATAATTTAAATGCTGGTGATTCTTTAAAGAAAAAAATTAGAGAAGAATTTAAAACTGTTCTTGAACTTCTAGATTTTGATAAGAAGTGTCATGAGATTTATAGAAATTGGTATGTAGATGGAAGATTATATTACCATAAAGTAATTGACTTAAAGAATCCTCAAGATGGTATTCAAGAGTTAAGGTATATTGATGCATTGAAGATGCGTTATGTTCGAGAATCAATAACCAAAAAAGATAAAGGTGGTGGTGTTCAGGTACAAGATGGACGGGACAATCCAATGTCATCTCCGTTCCCAAATATTAAAGAGTATTTTGTATATAATCCAAAACAGAATGTAGCACCTTATGGTGGTCAACCAGGTAAAGGATCTGGTGGTGGAGTTAAGTTTGCAAAAGATTCAATATCATATTGTACCTCTGGATTAGTTGATAGGAATAAGGGAACAACATTATCTTATCTACACAAAGCAATTAAGTCACTCAACCAGTTGAGAATGATTGAGGACTCTCTTGTTATCTACAGATTATCAAGAGCACCAGAAAGAAGAATCTTCTACATTGATGTTGGTAACCTTCCTAAAATGAAGGCAGAACAATATCTACGTGACGTTATGATGCGTTATCGTAATAAGTTGGTATACGATGCTAGTACTGGTGAGATTCGTGATGACAAGAAGTTTATGTCCATGTTGGAAGACTTCTGGTTACCACGTAGAGAAGGTGGTAGAGGAACTGAGATTACTACATTACCAGGTGGACAGAACTTAGGTGAACTAGCAGATATTAAGTACTTCCAGTCTAAGTTGTATAGATCTCTAAATGTACCTGAATCTAGACAAGGTGGTGAAGGTGGATTTAACTTAGGAAGATCCTCAGAGATCCTTAGAGATGAACTTAAGTTTACTAAGTTCGTAGGTAGACTACGTAAGAGATTCTCAAGGATGTTCAGCGATATGTTGAAGACCCAATGTTTACTTAAAAACCTTGTATCTCCTGAAGATTGGGCACAGATGGAGGAGCATATTCAATATGACTTCTTATATGATAACCACTTCTCTGAACTGAAGGAAGCAGAATTAATGACAGAGAGATTAAATATTGCTGCTACTGCAGAACCTTATGTTGGTAAGTATTATTCACAAGATTACGTAAGACGTAAGTTCCTCCGTCAAACAGATGAAGAAATTATTGAACAGGATAAATTAATTGCAAAAGAGATAGAGCAAGGAATTATCCCTGATCCAATGGCTCCTATTGATCCTGAGACAGGATTACCACTGGAACCTATGGGAGGTCAGTCACCAGATAATACTAATGGAGCATCTGGTAAAACACCTCTAGACCCTGAAGCACCTACCCTTACATAATATGATGATAGAAGATAGTACAGATTGGTTGAATCGAGTAATTAACGAGTTAGCAAATCCACTAGATTCAATGCCAATAGCAAATGGCGATAATAAGTATGCGCCACCAAAACGTAGAGCAGAACTAGATGAAGAAATGAATGCAATTGAAGAAAACCCAAGACCAGAAGAAGAAATAGCAACCTGGTTTATTGATGAAGAAGATGGACAGGAGTATGAAGGTCCAGTAGAAGAGACCATTCATGAGAAGATGTATAAGATAGCAACGAATAAATATAATCCATTCTCTATTGGTGGATCAGAGAATATTCATGATTTTGATAAACGTGTAGGAGGTTCTGAAAATAGATTATCATAGGTTTTTAAATATACCTGATTATCTTCCAAACATAGACGTATCAAAATATAAAACTAAAGGTATGGGATGGTTGCAGTTTCATAAGCAACTACAATTTGAAGATTTGGGTAATGATAAAATTCTCCCGTGGTTAAACAGCATGGGATATAGTTCTCATTGGATAGAGTTCTTTTATACTCCTCCACATGAGGACGGTATTGTGCATTCTGATAATATTGGTGATTGGCCTTGGGCAAAAATAGTATATCAAATAGGTGCTAAAGGAAGTACTATGAGATGGTGGTCTTCCGATAAAGCATTTGAAGTTAGCACTACAGATGCAAGAGCAGGTGGTGATAGAACAAATGATCACTATCATGGTAAAGTATTAGTTGCTAGACCAGAAGAGTCTACTATTGAGCATGAAGTAGAAGTTGGTACATCTAGTCTTATTAATGTTGGACCTCTACACAGTTCTCACAATCCAACAGACGATAAACGGTTTACTATTACTATTGCTTTAATTGATATGAATGTAGATTATGAACATAGAATCCTCTGGGAAGAGGCAAAAGAATCTTTTAAACCTTACATAGTTCCTTTATCTGATTCTTAAGTAGACCTTTGCGTCTTAAGATGAAGACTTCGTGAGGGTTATTTTTATCAAAGTTTTTAAATTCAGTATCAATAAGATAATCAACATCTCCTTCTTCCCATGTCTCTAAGTTATAATGAGATCGGAATGCATGAGGATATGTTATATTCTCATCAAATATGAATGATCTTTGTGCTGAGAAGATATTATAATCTATTGGATATCGAATATTAGTCCATTCTTCAATCATTGGAGATTGATCTATAATCATGTCTTCTATTTTGGAGAAGATATAATTTTTATTATTAAACATAAAGGCAAAACTACCTGCATGTAAAGTGTGACCATGTTTACCTGTGT